AGCAGTCCCAATACCCACTCGTGTTGTGCTTAAAGATAATGCAGAATCTGTTCCACCTGCATCTTCTATATATTTAGCAGAAGCATCTGCACCTAAACTTGCAGTTGTTAATTTTAATAATGTAGTATATGTACTTGCTACCGAACTTCCTGTTAACGTTGCCATCTATTTCTCCTTTAAATTATATCTTCCCATTTTCGGGTTTCATTTTCCCATACATCATTAATAGTTTCCCACAAATCTCGTGCTAAACGTGCTGTTTGTGTAACAAATGATGATAATCTTAATCCTAAATTGAGCATTTAACCAACATAGGCTATACAAGCACCTGATGCAAGTGTAAAGCCTGTCCACCTACCAAATATGGTCATACCCTGTGGGAATGTTTCACCATCTATTGCAGCACCACCATCAGCATCTATTGCCGTTCCTGTTCCAGCATCATCTAGAAACAACTGTTCTGTTTCAGCAACTAAACCACCACTTGCTGATGCGAATACTGTATCTTCTATAAATTGAATTGCTACAAATACCCCAGAACCAACACCACAAGTAACTGCTGTTGTCCCAGTAACAAATATTGAACCTGCTTGCCCAAGTGCTAAATTTTGTGCTTCAGCCGTTGAAAATTTAGTGTACGATGCCATCTATCTCTCCTTTTTAAATATTTTATTGTAATTCTTTTTATACTGCTCATCAGCAAGATCAATCCGAAGCCAATCACCTTTACCTACACCATTAAGATCACCCTTTTTGCGAACTACTCTATTTTGCCCAGTTACGCTATTTTCGTATGATGGCTTCATTTCTTTTTTTTCTTAGTTTTCTTTTTAGGAGCAACATAGGGGGTCATATCTTTAAGCCCCTTAACTCTTGTCCATTCGCTTGATTCAAGTAAATTTTTCAAAGATTTATCATCAACATTTTTAAAATCCGTTACTACACCACTTCTATTTTTTAAATACACACTCATATAATCTCCTTATTTGAAGGGGGCAGTTGCCCACCCCCTTCAATGTTATCTATTATGAAGCATTAACGAAATTTAATCCCAGTAGGTTAGTAGAGGAATCAAGCAACTTAACACCATATATCATATCAGCAATTAACTTTGTGCCAAGATAATCAACAGAATATTCAGAATGTATTGTTATATCTCTTGATGCAGCAAAAGCACAAGCTCCTGGTACATATATAGCACCACTCCTATTAGTTCCACCTGTTGATATGGCCTGAGAAAAGAATACATCCATTCCATAAATCAAGCCAACAGCACCTGTACTAACATGACTACCAGCAGAAGCATTTCCTCCAGATGGAATTGCATCAGCCCTTGTAAAGTAAGAACCCATTCCAGCCGTTGGATTAAGGAGGTCAGCAAGTATCAAGTGATTTACAGCCATTGAACATTGATTTGGGTCAAGATCTAAATCATAAAGAGTTGCAAGTATTGATTCAAGATCAGCAGTTGCAATAGCATCATCGGCTGCAAGTGTAACTGTGGTTTGCATACCATCAAGTTCTGCCCACAAGTCTGTTTCGACTTTTCTTGCCAATGACTCACCAAACATTTTTGCATATTTTGATACAAGTTCATATTGAGCTTGTATGTTTAAAATATTTTCAAAAATTTCAGCTTGATAAATTTGTGTATCAATATCAAGTTGAACAGCAGTCACATCGTGAGCCTGTGGCGTTGAACCTTTATTAGTATCCCAAACAACGGCTGTCGAATCAGCCTTTGTTTGTGCAGCTTGCATTAAGATTGCAGGGATATTGATTTTATCACCTTTTCCTTTTACAAGAGCAGAATAATCATCAACTGAATTACGCAATTTATTAGCCCTAAAAAAGAAGCTATAAATTGCATCTGACCAAACTTGAGGTATGAATCCAGCACCTGAAGTTTTATCCATTAAATCACCAGTTGCTCCACCAATTAAAATACAAGCTAAAAGGTCTATAAGGAACTGAGGATCATTTGTTAAAAATGTAAAATCCATTTCTTTCTCCTAATTTTTATTTTTTTTGAGCATTGGCAAGTATTTCTGCCCAATTATCCTTTGCATCTTTAGGACTCATTGTTGTCCAATCTTTAGGTAAATTATTTTTTACCCTAACAGATCCTAAAGATTCTTGAGGATTATTGACAGTTTTGTTGCCAACTTCATTTTGTATAAATCTAAGAGTTTCAATATCTTTAGTAGCAAGTTCTTCCCTCTTAGCATCATCAGAAGTTATGGAATTAATTATGTCAACTTTTAACTGCATTTCTATTTTGTCAGCTCTTTCTAGCTTAACAGCCTGATCTTTATTAGCTGATCTTAACTCAGCGACTAATTCTTTTAATTGTCCCTGTTCTTCCATTGACTTCTGCCTTCCTGTTTCTTCATCGGCCTTATATTGAGCAATAATTTCATCTTGCTCTCTTATTTTAGCCTTCTTTGCCATTACTTCTGACAATAAACCCTCATTAGAAGGGGATTCTGGTTTATTCTCTGCCACATTACTTTGGCTTTCTTGAGCTGTATCGGGCTTCATTTCTTCGGTCATATCTCACCTTTCTTATTAATATTTTGTTTAAACTACCCTAAAACTTATAAATTAATCTATGATTAATACAATAAAATGTTGATAACTTGTTAATAAATTGTGGATAACTTACAAAACTACAAACAACAATGGTTTGATTTTGTAGATTACACACCTCACTCTGGGCAGAAACTTTTACACAATCCTCCAGCAGGTGAATATCATTCTGATTCAAACCCTAATGGTGCGAGATTTATTGTTGCTTGTTGTGGAAGAAGGTTTGGAAAATCTTATTCTGCTGCAAGAGAAGCTGAAGTTGTTGTTACTCAAGCAAATAAAGTTGTATGGATTGTTGCCCCTAGTTATAATACATCAGAAAAGATATTTAGAATAGTATATGATGAGCTTGTAGTACAAAAAGGATATAAACCATCTCACTATTCTCACAAAGAACAAATTTTAAAGTTTAATTGGGCAGGTGGACAATCTATTATATGTGGTAAAAGTGCTGAACATCCCTCTGGACTTATCGGGGAGGGTTGTGATTTAGTTATATTAGATGAATCAAGTAAGATTCCTAATTTAAAAAGAATATGGGAAATGTATATAAGACCAACACTATCAGACAAGAAAGGTAGAGCTATTTTTATATCTACTCCAGATGGATATGGAACATTTTATGAATTATATCTTCGTGGTAAAACTCAGAAAAACTGGTATTCTTTTAATTCACCCTCCTGGGATAATGTATTTGCATTTCCTAAAGGTGAAGAAGATCCCGATTTAATAGAAGCTCGTTCAACTCTATCCAGAGAAGTATACGATCAAGAATATAAAGCAGAATTCACTTCGTTAGCAGGAAAGATATATAATGATTTTACTCGCCATGATAATGTAGGTGAATATACATATCAGCATAATTTACCTACTTTTATAAGTCTGGACTTTGGATATAGAATGCCAGCAGCACTTTTTTTTCAGGTAGCAAAAGGCCCAAAAGGATTAGACCATATATACTTAATAGATGAAATAATACATAAAGAAAATATGAGAACCTTGGATCTTGTTAATGAAATTAAAAAAAGAAAGTATAGAATTGTAAGAGTATTTGGTGATCCTGCTGGTTATCAAGTACAGGCATCCGTAGGGATGGGTGAAGCAGAAATATTTTATCAAATGACAGGACATAGAGTATATTCTGTCAGAGATAATGCAAGTAGGAATATAAATTCAGGGATATCTCATGTGAGGAACTTTATATTATCTGCTGATGGAACAAGAAGATTGCATATAAGTGAAAAATGCCCTGGAATAATAGAGGATATTGAATCTTACAGGTATCCTGAATCAAAAGATGGTAAGGAATTAAAAGAAGCTCCATTAAAAGATGGTATAAGTGATCATGGTTGTGATTCTTTAAGATATTTCTTCATAAATAAATTCCCCATTAAGAATTCTAAAATAAGGACAAGGAAAAGATGATAAATAATATATTGGATACTAATAATTATGCTAATGATTTAATTAAGCAATCTATTAAGAATATGAAATATGAAAATAATCAAAAACGATATTTATTTATAGATAAGCTTTTAGATTATTACCAGGGGGATGATACAGGTAAATACATTCAAAAGTTTTTCAAAGCAACTGCATTTCAAGAGATCCCTTTAATGTCTTACAATGTAACTAAAAGAATGATAGATAAAATGTCCAGGATATATACACTTGGAGCATCTAG